ACCATACGGTATCGTAAAATGTAGAACCGGTGATCCAGTTGAATGGATTTCTGATAAATTAGTAGAATTACAACTAGTATAACACTAAAAAAAGGACTATAAATACATTATGAAACTAAATGCTAAACAAAAAGAAATTGTAAAAAAACTTGTAAAAGGTAATGGGCAGTTTAAAACTTCACAAATACCTAAAGAAAAATTTGAAAAGAACCTAGAAGATATTGTAAGTTTATATCTAAAAGGTATATTGACCTTTCAACGAGAGTATGATGTTGATTGGGTTGGTCCATCTAACGAACATAAAGTTAAATTCAAATACTATGTTTTAACAATGGATAAAAATAAAACTATTAAAGACCTGAAAGTTATAGTTAAAGATGGTAACATTGCCTAACTACTCAAACACAATTACTACACCTAATACTACTAATATTAGTCTTTTAGAAAAAGAGCTTGAGGATTTAAAAAGTGAAAAAGAGTTTACTATATCACAAGAAAAATTAGATTTTTTAGATGATCAAATTTTTGAGGTAGAAGACTCTATTAAAAAATTAAATGGAAATTAATATGCCTAATAAAAAAGAAAGAGAACATATATTAGATATAACTTGGTTTTATGCTAAGATAGTTTTTGCTTTAACCATTTTTGGTTTAAGTTTATTTGCTGTCGGTACATACTATCCAAATCAAAAAGCAGTTGTAAAAATCTCAAACAAAATAGATGAAGTCTATGTAAATAAAATTAAAGAAATGGATTTACAAGAACCTGATTTTATTTATGCTAATGATATTGAATTTGTAAAAGTAATGCATAAGTGTATTAACTATATAAACTTCACTACACCTAAGAATTTAAGAGTACCTTATGAAATGATTATAGGTCAGGCTGCGTTAGAGTCTGGTTGGGGTACAAGTAGATTTTCAACAGAAGGTAATAACTTATTTGGCATTAGAACTTGGTCAAAAGATTCACCACACTTATTACTAATTGGTGTTAAAAAGTGGCCGGGTTGGGGTGTAAAAGTTTTTACTAGTAAATGTAATAGTGTAAAATATTATATTGATTTATTAAACAATCATAATGCTTATAAAGAATTTAGAGAATTAAGAAAAAAAACTAAAGACCCAATTGAATTAATTAAAACACTTGATAAATTTTCTACTACAAAAGATTATGACATAAGAGTTATAAGAGTGATTGGTGAAATAAGAACACTAGAGAAAAAAAATGAATTATAAACCTTTACCAGAATCAGTTACAATTAAATCAAGCCCTATTCATGGCTTAGGATTATTTGCAGTTAAAGCTATTCCTAAAAATACAGATCTAGGTATGATGCATTTAGTATTAGAAAATATGTATAATATTAAACAACGTGAAATTATTAGAACTCCTGTTGGCGGTCATGTTAATCATTCAGAAGATGCAAATTGTGAAAGAGTAGAAGTTAAAATATATAGATGGCATCTTAAAACTATAAAAGAAGTTAAAAAAGGTGAAGAACTTACACTAAAATATACAATGTATAAGGTTGACAAAACAGATTAAATGTGTTATAATATACTATGAAAACAAAAAGAAACAAGTTTGAAAAAAAACTAGATGAATACAATCACACAATGGAATTAATCAGAACGGTAGTTCCTATTGCGATATTGTGTCTTCAAGTAATCATACTGATAAAACTTATATGAAAAGAAAAACAAAAAAAATAATATTAGATTTACTAAACTTTTGGCCAATGACAGTAGTTGTGCCAATAATGTTAATCTTAATTATATTTGCTCCATTAATACTAAATTAATAATATAATGAATATATTTTACCTAGACAAAGACCCAAAAGTTTGTGCTGAAATGCACCTAGATAAACACGTTGTTAAAATGCTTATTGAGTATGCTCAGTTAATGTCAACTGCTCATAGAATGCTTGATGGTATCAAGTATATTGCTAAATCAAAGACAGGTAGAAAAGTAACCAGATTTAAACTAGAAAATACTAACGAAGAAGCATCTGTTTACAAGGCATGTCATTTACATCACCCTAGTGCAGTATGGGTTAGAAACAACGCTTACAACTATCAATGGCTGTATCAGATGTGGTCTCATCTACATAAAGAATTTAATATAAGATACGGTAAAGATCATAAATCATATGTTGTATTAAAAGATTTGTTAAGAAATCCCCCTAAAAATATTCCCCTAAATATTCCTTTTAATCAACCCACACAAGCAATGCCTGATGATGTAAAGAATAAAGATAGTATTACTGCTTATAGAGATTACTATGTTAAATACAAGAAAGATTTTGCTACATGGAAAACAAGTATACCTGAATGGTATAGTGAGGGAATAAATAATGCCAACGTATAATTTTTACAATAAAAAAACTAAAAAAACATATACAGACTTGATGACTATTTCAGATATGGAAAAGTTTATTAAACAAAAACATATTACACTATTACCACCTACAAGAATGAACATAGTATCAGGTACAGGAACATTAGATGGTAAAACTGATAATGGTTGGAAAGAAGTGCTATCTAAAGTATCTGAAGCACACCCAGCAAGTAATTTAGCGGCACAATATCGTAAAAAGACAGTAAAAGACACACAAATTGACAAGATAATACACAAGCATAGACGTAAGAAACAAGGGAAGAACGTATAAATACTAGTATGGCAGATTTTGATTTTTTAGATGGCTTTGATGCTGACGGTGATTGGGGTTTTACCTCAGTTAAACAAAAGCCAGCAACAGAAAGTAAAGCAGAATCAGACGCTACAAAAGAAGTTGTCAAGGCGACGGCAGACGGTGTAGGAAAAGTTGTGTCTAGTGAGATTATCAATAGACTAGAGACAAAATTAGATAAATTATTGAGAGCAACAAATGAAACAAAAGAAACAGTTTTTGCTAAGAACGAAACAGAATTAGAAATTGCTAAGAAGCAGATGGATGATGAGTACGATTTGAGAAAAGATAATCTTAGTAAAGAATACAAAGAAGACTTTAAACAATTAGAAAAACTCATAATACCTCTACTAATTAAATTAGCAAAATCACCAGAGGCCTATATTCACTGGCCAAATAGAGCACAAGTAATTGAAGCACAATTAAAGAAAATTATTGCTATTACTCGTGGTTAATAAAAATTATCAAACAAACTAGAAGGATATTAAATGAAACTAAGCAAAAATTTTAGTTTAAAAGAGATAACTGCAAGTCAAACCGCTGAACGTAAAGGACTTAATAATAATCCTAATGACGATCAGATTACGAACTTACAAAAGTTATGTGAGAATATACTTCAACCTGTCCGAGATCATTATGCTACACCTGTAACCGTTTCAAGTGGTTTTAGAGGTCCTGAATTGTGTTTAGCAATAGGATCATCAATAACCTCACAGCACACTAAGGGCCAAGCCGCTGATTTTGAAATCTTTGGAGTGCCGAATGCTGAATTAGCAGTATGGATTATTGAAAATTTAGACTATGATCAGCTAATATTGGAATTTCATAATCCAGAAGAACCTAATAGCGGTTGGATTCATTGTTCATACAAAGGTCCAACAGATAATAGAAAACAAACATTAAGAGCATTCCGTGATGACAGCGGTAAGACTCAATATGTTGACTATAATCCTAACTGAACTCTTGGGAAGATTACACAAGCAGAGATAGTTGATATGTACACTAAAAAGGGAACATAGTGCTTTACATTTCACTATAATAGTGATATAATTATATAATGAATAAATTAAATGAATACTTTAAAAAGAATCATAAGCCTAAAAACTTTACTCATAAATCAGTAGAGAAACAGGCAGAATTACAAACACAAACCATAAAGGGTAAAAGATTTTATGTTTTACCTAATGGTGAAAAACTACCCTCGATAACAACTGTATTATCGGCAAGAGGTAATGAAGGTATCGCCAGATGGCGTCAATCAGTAGGTGAGCAAGTTGCAAACACTATCATGAGGAATGCAGCTAAAAGAGGCACAGCCGTACACACACTGACAGAAAACTATCTTAACAACGAAGAACTAACGCAACAAGCAGTATTGCCTACTGCGTTATTTACCATTCTAAAAAGTGAACTGGATAAGATAAATAATATAGTAATGCAAGAAGGTGCTTTATACAGCAATAAATGGGGTGTTGCAGGTAGAGTTGATTGTATTGCAGAATATGATGGTAAGTTATCAGTAATAGATTTTAAAACATCTACTAAAGATAAAAAAGAAGAATGGGTAGAGAACTATTTTATTCAGACTTCTGCCTATTGCGAAATGTTTGAAGAACGATATGGTAAATCAATAGATCAAATTGTTATATTGATTGTAACCGAAGAAGGTTCAACACAAACCTTTGTCAAAAATAAGAAAGATTATTTACCCCTATTAAAACCAGCTATAGAGGAATTTCATAAGAAGTTTCAAATTTAATGAACAAGGTATTTGAACCCTATTGTACACCTGGTGAGAACCGAAGTACTAAAACGGAAGGAAAAACAACACATGAACAAGATAGTAAAAATAATATGTGGACTTTATTTTATAATATTTTTTGTAAACGCACAAGCAGGACCAAAAGTCCTATTAAATTATCCATGGAACATTTTACAAATGCCAACATTCTGTGGTCCTATTGATGAGGTAAACGATCTTTTAAAGAGAGGCAATTATGTTGAAGTAGCAATTGCATTTGGTAGAATAGGTGGAAGCCCTAAAGGTGATATTGTATATGCAGAAATAACTTATGCTTCAAGAGAAATACAAGGTCACATTATAAGAACAATTGAAACACCTGGTCAAAGTGAAAAATGTGTATTGGCTGTACTGTATGATTATATAGATGTATCAAAAAAATAGAATCTTAAAAGAATTAGTCGTTGATTAGAAGACAATAGCTAGTAGGGACCTGGGTGCAATACCCAGCCACTCCACCATTTTAAAGCACATAGAGCTGTTACGCTATCTTTAAATGTGCTTTAAGGGGGTGGAACTAGAATCGACCATTAGGTAAAACTTCTAGGAGATTGATCGCTAACACCGTACTGTTATACAATAAATGAAAACTTTAATAGTTATTCATTAGCAGCATAGCCTGCTAGGGGTTTGGTAGTTTTCCTTGCAACAGAAAAACTATCGTAAACGCTTGACAATAACCAAGCATTATAGTATAATAGTAATATGTCATTAACCAGTGAAGATATAAAAAGAATATACAATACTAGAGAAACCAGGCAAATGTATAATGCTAAAAAAGCATATAATAATGCTAAATCAGATTGGGCAAAGAAGTTTTGGCATAGTGTTTTTTTAAAGTTATTAAAAAAGGCAGAAACAAATGACATTTGAGTATGGAATATTAATGTTATTAATTGGATTAATAGGAACAGTTTTATACTTTTGGTTCTATTATCAAGTAATAGAAAAACCAATTAAAAAAGAAGAAAAAGTTAAAAGATTTTGGGAAAGAAAACAATGACAGAATTTACAAACGGCATATATAAGACTTTAGAAAAATTAACAGAATCAAGTCTTAGTCTAGCAATAACATACACAATAGGACATATACTGATTGCTGTAAATGTTGTGTACTTTATGACAGGTGCAAGTCTGTTTGAAGCAGGACTAGTAGCACTGGTCGAACCATCTATTAATGGATTATGGTTTTACTTCTTGCATA